GGCACATTAACAATATCCTTGCCACTACCCCTTCCCACACATGCGCCTTGCCAGACAGTCGATAGGTACTGTGCGACAACACGCTCTGTGCGGAAACCTCTGTGTTTCCTATGCTGGGTCATAAGTGATGCTTATTCTCACAATTCTTGCAGAAGAATAGGACTGCACCATCGTGGATGCGATCATACTCATTGACTTGAACGAATGAATCGCAGTCCGAGCAATTCTCCACCCCACCATATCCGCTAAAGCTGTATATATGGCGATCTATTGGAGATCTATAAATCTCATCGAAGTTAAACTTAGCCATGTGCCATATAACCCATCGCTACGCCACCAATGAAAAGCAGCAGCACTAGAAATATCAGCAGCTTCTCTGAATCATCCATTGACTGCGCTGCATTTCAAACATTGCCATGACACTGTGCCATTGACAGCATCCTGCGATAGATCAACCAGGTTCTTAATCTGTACTGGCTCATTGCATAACTGACATGGCACAAAGGCTGACATTAGATCTACCCATTCACCATTTATTCTAATTCCGATGTTTCCCATTACACTCTCGCTTTCTGTGGATGAAACTTTCCATCTGATCCAAGGTTGTACCATTTTGTCGGGCATCGATGAGCTGATGAGATCGCTGTATTACAGAAGTAGCCACCCCATGCCTTGCCATTCTTTTCACCTTCACGCCATTGCATGTGTCCATGCTCGCAGCTTGGTGCTTCAACAGCTTCTCCAGTGCCTAATATGTCCTGCACAAGATCCATTGCTTTGTCAAGCGTGACAGGCGCATCGACTACTTTGTTAAACTCATTGACAGGAGTAGTCCAGTAATCCTGATCATCTGGCTTGACTTCTTGGACTGGTGGCTTTACTACTTTTGTAGCAACGACCTTAGTCATTTCCTCTCGGCTTGGTCTCTTTCCTTTAGGAGCATAACCTGCATTTGCAAGTGCTCTGCCGATTGCCGAAGTCTCGCAATTCTCCAGTGCACTAGTCTGATTAACACCTCGGCTAGTAACTGTTTCCTCAGCGTATCCTGTCGCCCATGCGACAACATCTGCCGCATCTTTGTAGAGATAAGCTTTAACGATGTATCGAGAAGCCTCGACAACTTCCAACTCAGTAGATATGCGGAACGATGGATAGTCCTTAATAAACTTTTCAAGTCTCACCTCAACTGGTTCGTAATCGGCTAAATTAAACATAGAGTTCATTCTCCTCTGTTGCTAGTTGCCCTGCGAGTGCCCCGTAGCTGCATAGATCGACCCAGTTATCAATGTGCTGGGCTGATTGATTAGTCCGTGCAAGTTTAACGAGCACCATGATTCCTGCGACTTGATAATCGTGGATCGGTGTCTGTAGGTATGCACTGAGGAGCATTGCGGTGTGTTGCAAGTTATCCGCAGGGTGACCATACGATAGCCCACGATCACGGATCGTGTCTGTGGCTGTAAGTAGGATTTCATTAGCTCGCATGATCTGCCAACGAACGGGCTAAGCTGCGACCTTTGTGCCAGCCTTCACGCCTGCCATCTTTGTAGCCTTGCCAGTACCAGATGAAATTAGTGACTATAAATAAGCCAATAATCCCAATGATTGTAATTGAGTTCATGTTCTACCTATCTGCATCCAGTGCCCTTGACTGGCTTACTAGATTAGAGTCTCATGCCCATGCGACAAAATCGCGGACATTTGTATAACGAAACGATAACGATTATCGTGGTCTGCCGTAGGACTTTCCCGCCACAATAAATGTGCCGTCCTTCTCGATGTGAATAAGATCCACCTGCACCTTAGCCTTATTGACATAGATGATGGCGAATGCCTGTTGCCAGTTGGCGACACCCTTCGTATAAGCAGCTTGTTTAAAGTCCATGAGATTGCCTACCTCGACACCATGCAGGACACGCCCTATACGCCCCCCAGAAGCCTCTGAGAAGGCCGAACGCCCTGCTCTGTGGGTATGACCTGATATAACATTCTTACCATGCCTACGGGCTGCCTCAAGGGCTGATAAGCCCCCCTGTGGCTTGATGGGTGTGTGGTCACCATGAACTGCAATCCAGTTAGGTGCAATAGGCATTGGATTCTTGTGGAAGGTTATGCCTAACTCATCAAACTTCATGAACTTCTCAAAGCGCAGCTCTGGCAGTGCTCCGAATGCAGGCACTTTAGCCATGATGATATTGTACAGGCGATCTGTGTGATTGCTACGGATGCAATCCGTAACGCCTAACTCCCAGAGTAACTGCACAGCTTCATTGCGATCATCATCTAGGGTCTGAGCATAACTGCCCATGCGCCCTTCTTCCCACTTGCTTATCTGGGGAAGGTCAATTTCATCACCAATGGTCACTACTTGGTCTGGCTTAAACTTTGTGATGAAACTTGCAAGGTTACGAGTTGCTACGCGATCTTGGTAAGGCACTTGAAGATCGCTGACCACTACGATTCGCTTAATCGTCATCCTCATCTACATAATCGCCTAGCTTCTCAGGCGGTATTCCATCTGGCAAGATCCAATGCGGATAAGCCTGTGGCTCTGTAATCATAAACATCGCAACATCTTCTGCAAAGCCTGCTCTTTTGAGTGAACAGAAGTACTCATAAAGCCCAATGCAATAAGCATCAAGCTTTGAGTAACCTTGTTCCTCTAGTGCCTTAGTTGCTTTTCTTGCCATGGCACTATGCTACCTATCAAGTAATATGTTATAGATCTCATCGACTCGCGTGTTGAGTCTTTTGATCTCAGACAACAGGTGGGTAATTACATAGCCAGACAAGCCACCGAGAGCTGCAATGGTGGCAAGGTAGAGGGTAAAGAAGTCTGACTGTGTCACTTCTTGATGCCCATAGCAGGATCATTAGGTGAAAGGTAGCGCAGTACAGGTGGAAGGATTGAAGCAATGCCTGCTGCAATCAGAGCCTTAGGATCTGTGACCCCAGCTGCTGCCATTGAGATAACTGCTACTAGGAATGCTCTAGCCCATGAGCCTGCTGCTGTCTTTAGTTCATTCATTACTTGCTCCTAACATAGGTACTTGAAAAAAAGCCCCATCATTGTCAGCTTCTTTCTTAAAGCTAACATGCATGTGCTTAGTGTGTTTGTTAGCCCCTGTGTACTTGCGCCACTTCCAGTTGAGGATGCTCGAGCAGATTCGTCCATCGTAAATGATGTAACTAATACGCTTGTCTGCTTTTGACTTGGACAAGGTACGAAGCTGATCAGCAAGATCTCCCATGATGTCTGGCTTGCCACCCTTGAATAGGTCTTTGTCCACATCAATGGCACGAACCCAGCCCTGCTCATCAGGATTATGATCTGACTTGCGAGCAGCGTGTCGGGTATCACCGATCCAACCATCCGATGTGCGGTCACGATCTGGGAACGAATCATCAAACTGTTCGCGTAGCTGTATCGCAGCCTTACTTAGCTTCGGCTTCATCGATCACAATCGGTGTGGATTGTTTCGCTTGCATAGCGTCATAGGTTGATTTCAGCATTGAGGTAAACTCGCCATTGCCTCGGTCAATAATTGCGTGAGTTTCAATCCCAGCAACGCCTTCAACTTCAATAAAAGTTACATTGTCCATTTTATAGTTCCGCCGTCATCTCTAGATAAGCACTTGCGCTGTTGTCTCCGCGTAAAATGTAAGGTCTGTAAATAGTAATACCTGAAGAAACATTTGCCGCAAAAGCAAGATAAGACTCATTTGCTAAAGCAGTATCTAAAGATACTGAAGTCAAAGTTGAATTGTTAACTGAATCGCTTAAAACAACAGTTCCACCATAACCTATAGAAGTAGGTGTTACTCGCATATTTACCTTTAGTGGCAATTCGCATAAAACTTGTGTTGTTGTTTTTCCAATACCATAAGCAAACATTGAATAAGTATTGCCGATAGTGTTGATTCTCTGATAATAACGCTGACAAGCGGCTAATTCTCCTTGAATTGTTCCTGTTGCAGTCTCAAACGGAGTTGCCTTTGAGCCGTATTCAAGCTGCGCTCCCCAGATCTGCCATGTTTTGTTGCCATCTACAATAGGCAAAACAAACTGCACACCAAACCATGAACCTGTACCAATTGTCTTACCGCTAATGCTAGGCACTGTGTATGTTGCACTAAAGCGTGTCCATGTAGTAGTCAAAGACATTGTAGATCCAGCAGCAGAAACTTCACTGCTACCACCTGAGCCGAATGATTGAGTAAAAAATGTTCCTAGAGTTGCTGTTCCTGAAGTGACTTTAGCCCAGAAAGAGAATGTAACAGGCTGACCTGCGAAGGTTCTAACATCTTCTACGCGCTGTGCAAAATAATCTGGAAGAGATCCGCTTGTGACTGTGCGAGCTAATTGCAAAAAGTATTGCGATTCGTAGCCTGCGACTGGAGCTGCTCCAGCGGTAAAGGCTTGCTGAGTTGCGTTCACTGTTCCATTGATAAAGTTACCGCACCAGCGGTCGGCTGTGTAAGTACCTCCTGCAATAGCATTAAAAGTAGTACCACGCTGCCAGATGCTAAAGTCACCATTGATAAGTTTATTCTTACCAGCTTGACCAAAGCCAGCATTCCAGAGTGATGTGTCAATGGCATCGCCCAATGCGCGGATGTCCTGTGCGCCATTCTTAACAAGGCTTGAGTTATCTGGCTCAGCCCATCCATAGTTCGGTGATGTTGCCATTTAGGTTAGTGCTCCTGTCGCATTTGTCCATGTAAGTGTACCATTCACGCCCGTCCAAGCTAGAGAGGCGGGTGTTACTGTTTCCCATTGAGTCGTACTGAGTGAGAAGTCTGTAGCTGAGACATAGAGAGTTATGTCTACATATGTAGGCGTAGCGTTAAGTGCCACATTCTCGACAAAGCCGTCAAATGTGCCACCTAGTAAATTGCTAGGCAGATTGTTAATAATGACAGGCTGACCAAAAAAGACATTTATAAGGCTGTCAAGCATTGCACTTGGCATGTCTGGATTATCTAGACGAAAGCGAATAGCACCTAATGATGCCCGTGGCGTAGCACGCAGTTTAAGCTCTCTAGAGGCGATGTCGGTAATGTCGGCAAGGTTCTTGATGTTAGATTCGACTGACCGCTCAAACAGCCCGTAAGAGGCTATGGAGTCTGTGTCAGAGGTGCTGTAGGTTGAGGCGTACCCTGTGGCGTATTTGTAGATAAGGCTGTTACGGATACGAGCAACCTGAGTTGTTGAGGTGATAGAGCTTGGTGTTGCATATGCGCCATCGAGGTTAGTAAAGCCATTAGCTGCAAGGTAGTTAGATCTGTGATCGGCATCATCATATGAGACATCCCCGTCCTTCTCCTCGTAGAGCTGACCGAGTGCGCTGTTAGCGATTTGATCTGCAAGGGTCTGAGACTTTGCAGTAGCACTAGCAGCAAGAGCAATCATTGTGTAGAAGCCTGTGTCAATAGTGCCAATCGATGATTCTGCATCTAGCCATGTCTGTGTTGCTGGGTAGGTATCCCATGTAACTGTAGGTGTGACCTCTGCCCATGACAGGTTTAGCGCACCGCCTAGGATTGCTGCAATCTGTGCTCCATCTAAGCCTTCTGCCAAAGCTGTGTTATAGACAGCCTTAGTCAATTTAGCCAGTGAGCCAATGCCTAGGATCTTGCCTGTGGTGATGTAGCCTGTTTCTTCTGGGCTACGCACGCCAACATTAAAGTCTGATACTTCTCCACCAAATACAGTCACATAAGTGCCAGTGGAGTTCTTAAGCTCTAAAGTGATTGGCTCTGTAACATTGATGGTAAAAGGCGAATTGTCTGTGTTAATAATCTCTACTTGGCAGTAACCTGCTGTAGGTTGCCGATCAATGTCTAAGCGACCAGATGCAAACGACACAGAGGTGACAGTCGTATAGACATCATCACCTACTGTTACGCGCCACTCTGGAAGCCATGTCATGCGATTGTTAGCGTTCCTCTGTCTCGTGCTTCACGGAGCACATTGTCAATAGCTTCTGCAATAGCGTTAGGGTCTCCCACGCCTGTGTTCACAGTGATGTTAATGTCGCGTGAACCTACTGCGCCTGAATTAAACAGCGATCCGCCTTCAGCTGCTCGAAATGATCCAGCATTAAATGGATTGATTGCACCACCCGCATAAAGGTTAGTTAAAGCATTTAGAGAGCCAACATCCTCGATGGTTTGGAAACTGTTAGCAATACCGTTTGTAAGAATAGTAAACTCTTTAAGATTAGATCCAATGCCTGTCAGCACTTCTGCTATTGCAGTCGGGCTTGAGATTCCAGAAGGCGTTGAAACGGCAGACGGCACAGAAGTATTGCCCTGAGTCGGAGTGAGGGTTTTAGTTCCTTGCAGTCTGATTAACTCAAGCATCTTAGCGATAGCTGCATCTAGGTTACCGAGATTAACTAAATCTACTGGCTTAAGACTTTCTAGAATAGATTTGATGTCTGAAAGTTTTAGACTCTGACCGCTAAGAGCACCAAGCACCTTAAGATCTGCATTGAGTTTGTTAGTGGCAGCAACAATAGAGGCTTCATCCTTTGAGGCAATAGCATCCTCTAGGGCAAGAATTGATTTCTTAACATTCAGGCGAGCAGTGTCATTAGCAATCTGTAAAGCCTGTGATGCGCTAGTGGCTCTGCCGAGTTGCTCAGCTTGATTAGTTAGAGCTGCTGCGATCTGGATCTTGTCCATGTCAAAGACATCGCTGCCCTTGTTGAGAGCAAGGTTAGCCTTATCAATTGCAGCTTGAAGTTTTTTGTCCTTGAGAATCTTGGCTTGCTTTTTAGCCTGATCATCAATTAAATCATTTAAAACCTTTTGCTGCTTAATTAAAACTTGACCTGAAATAGTCATTGGAGTAGTAAAAGGTTTAGGTGCTATCTGGGATTTTTGCCCTAACTTCTCTAATAAAGCTAAATAAGAGATGTCATACAACACGCCAAAATCGGGCATGCCCGGAATCTCTTTTAGTTTGGCAATTAGTACACCAATACCACGAATAACATCTGCCGTTCTTTCAGCTGTATCCTCCATGGACTTGGCTAAGTTATCGACTGAATCGTCATCGCCTAACGCCTTAAGAGCATCCATGATCCCAGTGCCGATAATCTCCTGCACATTGGCAGAAGCCACACCGAGTTTGTCCATTGAACCTTGAAAAGTGTTTGCTGCTGCTGTGGCTGAACCTTTGAAAGTTTCTGCCAAGGTTGATGTTATTTCATAAAAAGATTTAGTCTTAAGATCTGCTTTAGATATGCCAACACCTAAACGAGAGAGTGCCGTATTGTTGCCTAGGTATGCACGACTCAACGCGCCTGTGACTGAACCTAAATCCTTCCCAGTTGCCGCACTTATGTCTAAAGAAAGATTAAGCAGTCTTTGAGTTTCTTCTGTGTCTTTTGTGGCTACTGCGAGAGCTTGATAAGCAGGGCGCAGTTTGTCATCGACAATACCAAACTCGCTTTGTAATCTCTGAATGTATCCTTCTGCACTTGCAGCATCTCGCTCAAGTCCAACATTCTTAAGAGCCAGTGCAAGTTGCTTCTGTGCTTTCTCATCGGCTGCTGCTGCCTTGACTGCTGCCTTGCCATAAGCAAGAACTGCTGTAGCACTAAGGGCAAGTCCAAAGGCACCGGCAAGTTTTTTGACACTTTTGCCTAATTTGTCTGTGGCTTTATCTGCCTGATTAAAACCTTTTTTGCCTGTGAACTCCGCTGCAATATCAATAACTATGTTAGACATAAGTTACACCTTCGCTCTTGCATTAAGTTTATCTGCTGCCGATTTAATAGCTTTTAGGACTGAATCTCTAGCCTTGCCATTGTTTTCTTCATAAGCACGAAATAAGGCTCGACCTTGCATCTTGCCATCACCCTTCATGGATGAGCCGTACTTGCTACTCTGATTCTGGACAAACCGACTGCTAGGGGTTTTACGCCCCATAGTTTCATATATTGCTCCAGCAGCACTCTTATTGAATACGCGAGCAAGTGATCTAAAACCTCTGCGATTAGCCTTGGAAGGTGAAGTCTTATAGCCAACGCCTGCTTTAACGATGCGAGCATTGTAACTAGGGAACCGAGCCTGAGAGTTTTCTCTAGCAAGCCATCCGCTCAGGACTTGACCATCATCTGGAAAGTAACCCTTAGCGGTTTTAGTAATAGGCTTTAGAGCTCCAGCGATTTCCTTCTGGGTTTCCTTGGCAAGATCTGGAGCAAAAGCGCGCAGAGACTTTCTAAGAGCGACCGCGCCCTTTACGCTTGCTGGCATCGCTCACCTCTTTCGCTTCATCCTTAAGCCCTTGCACTAATGCATCGAGCATGTTCTTATCTAGATCTAATAAGTGCTGTGGCGCGATTCCCAATCTAATGCTTAGCCTAGCAATTAGATAGGTGAACGGAAGATCGCGCTTTAAGCTAAAGGGTCTGAGTCTAATACCTCAACACTCTTAAGTGTCTCGATAAAGT